GGTTCACCTAATCTTCGGAACCGGCTTGGGATGACTTCTCTCCTCGTAATAACTCAATTACGCGGTTGAAGGCCAGACCAGGTCGCGAAAGACCAAAGGTCTTTTGTTTAATCTCTTTGGAAACAAAAGGATTTAAGGCAAAATACCCACGAGTCGTAGCCGGGGGCCAAGGAAAGGACCGGAACTGAGATCTTAGAAACCAGTTCTGTGAAGAGACCAAGTGCTGGACGTAACGCTCTGATCCGATTCTCTCAGTGAGATTACCGAGATACAGAGGATTATCCCATGTAACTAGTCCTTTCATAGCGTTTGTTGATGGCCCTAAGTTAGAACCTCTAGACGCGATGATCTCCTCCGGCTCGAGTGGAGCAGGGAAATCAGGCAGCTGAGACACTAATGAGCAGCGATCTTCGAAGTCAAAAAGCGCTTCGAATAGCTGTTTAGTATTTGTACAAGACCAAGGATCGACAGACTCATAGTCGCATGTGCTATTGGGTATCCACCCGGGTCCTAAGGTTAGAGACTCTAGAGGTTGGGGTAACCCAAGCTCGGAGAATGTAGCCTTTAGATCCACATGGATAGGATAACTGTCTCTAGCTAAAGCCCCCTTGAAGATGTCTTTCGACGCTTCAAGAAGGTTCTTTCTAGGGATGTATCTTCCAGCAGCTACACTAGACTTAAGTGTAGGCCAATCCATAGTCTGAATCAGAGTAGGATTAGGTATGTCCTCAGTTGCGTCCAGCGCATAGCATAAAGCCTGGAGCTTCTCGTCAAGAGTAGCTGCAGGATATGTCGGAAGTGTCAGTTTCCGCGCGACCACTAGGTAATTATCATCACCTAGGGAGACGTGGTTACTAGACGCCGGCGACGCTATAAGCGAACGGAGCTGAGTAACAATACGATTAATCCGAATCTGATCGGACGTAATCCTTGTACGAAGAGCTGTAGATGATAGAAGGTAAGTATGGACAACAGACCATGGCGCGGAACCCGTAACAAAGGTTCTACGACAGTTTCTGGCCGTACATATCCAATCATAAAATAGTCTTGTATTCGCCGAGGCAATATCATAAACTGATATTACTCGCGACCACAGGATTATGAACAGCTCATCAACAAACGATCCTAAAGGGAAATCCTTAGGATAACTTAAACCCTCTTTTAGAGCGGTAGCTCCCAGCGATGTAATCCCTGGTCGGCCTTCCAAAATGGCTAGCCAGAGACTTAAATCGCCTTCTTTCAACCCAAAAGCTCGACGAGATCGAGCCGAAGGGAAGAGAAGTGGAGCTAATAGCTCTCGAAGAGAGTCCGACAACTCTCCGGACGTAAAACATTCGCTAACTCGTTTCACATCGGAAAGCCGAGTGACTGCCATCTTTGCAGCAGTACAAAGCCATGAGTTATTTAGAAGGGCTTGGCCTCTCTCGAAACGACGACAAATCGATTCAAGACGAGAGCCGAGACTATCTACGGTAACTTCCTCTTTCAGAGACCACGGGGTAACATCGCAAGTCCCTAGTGATAGGCGACTAACGAAACTAACCAGTGGACCTGTTTCTCCCCAACCAGGACGTTCTGAAGTCTTAGACTTCAGACTCTTAGGTAAGGAGATAGGAATACCGAGTTCATGGCAAAGTAACTGATACGAGGATGGGACCTTCGAGCCCGCCAGAGCAATATCATCTCCACAAATCACGTAGTCCGAGTAGCAAGTCTCCCCGACCCGGGAGGCCGCGACAAAGACTAAGAAGTGATGAGTGAGAGCTATTATTGCCCAGGAGGACAATGCCCCCATGGGTTGTCCACGGGTATATCGGATAGTCCTTCCAGTATGGGTGGTCCCTTTCGGGACTCCGAACTCGCGATCTCGGATTAAATTCTCCCAGGCGCTGGCCAGAGGAGCTCCAAAGAGCTCAGCTAGCAAGCGGGTCTGGAGTTCAATAGGGATCATATCTGTTGCAGAACTTAGATCATAGCTGACGATTTCAGACGGTTGTGACTCCACAAACGCTTTGAAAGCGCCAGATTGATCTTTAGTAGCATCAGATGTGAAGCTCTGGAGAACATCCACAAGTAACTTGTGGAGAGGATATAGGGCACATTGTGTCCAATAATCCATGATGGCGAAGACTCGGATCTTACCTGCTGCTTCAGGTTTCAGCGCTAATCGTCCCAATAGCAGGAGCCGGACAGGCTTCAGGAAAACTGAAGTCTTACCCGTATCACTGTTAACGGAGCGACACGGCACTAAAGCCCGTTGCACGTCCTCTATAGTAGGGATATCAGGTACCTTGAGGTTATCAGGGAGTACTAGAT